GTCTAATGGATGGAGACTCTGTATAGGTGCCTGGGGCTATTATACAGCAGTATCTCTTACCCGCACCGGCATCAGTTATGCTGGAGAGCATTGTAGCAATTGACTTAAATGGGCGTGCCCGTGAGCCCGTCTCGGTATAGGTATTGGTGTTGCTCTTATCTACATAGATAACCTGGGCCTGGCTAAGGGCGGACTCTACAGAAGAAACGCTAGGGGCCTGGTCAGTCTGAGCGCCGTAGGGATTATTAAGGACAGCGGCTGCTCTGGCCAGGGCGGTAGTGTGGTAGAGATTAGTGCCCTCTGACACATCATCAGTTGATAACTGACGGAAGGTGGGGACCGCTGCGGCACCCGAAACAGGCCCCGCCAGTACAGCCTTGGCGCTCTGGGTAGCCAAGACGGCGGTTAGGTCGCCGGATAACACTACAGGAGAGTTACTAACAGTGAACATGGCAGGTAGGACTAGGCCCACACTGGTTACTGTCCCCGCGCCGGGACTGGAGAAAGATAGATTACCGCTGCCGTCAGTGGTGAGTACCTGGTTAGGGAGGCCGTCATCAATTGGCAGGCGAAGGGTTACATTAGCAAGTTGCGAATTACCTGGTAGAAGGCTCGTAGAGTACGAACCATTACGGATAAGGAATCCTTGTGGTCCAGACTCCACCAGGCCAGTGAATACAGGCGATATTTTGCTTCCTGCAATAGCCGCTGCGGCATTTATATCTCCATTTACAATAACGCCAGGAGCTATGGCGGTGGCCCCTTGGGTTCCAATAATATCCCCTAAAAGAGGACCGGTGAAACTTGTGGCACTGCCAGACAAATCCCCTGTAATAGTTCCGTATACTAGAAGATTAGATAATTGAGAGGCGGAACCGACATAGACGGTACCACCACTACCACTGCCACCCTTACTGGGGGCGTTGGGAAGTAGATTAATAGAGGAAAGAGAGGCGACTGCCGCGCTCTGACTATCATCTAGTTGGACGATGGACCCGACAAGGTCAATCCTCTCTAGGTTATAGCGAGCGTCGGCAGTCAAATTCTCGGACAGCCTGAGTCTTAGATTAGGCGTAATACTTGACACGGTGCCGTCCTACTGCGCGTTAGGTGATAGGGCTACCCTTGAGGGTGGCAACCTCTGCCGCCAACCGGGCAATAGCATTCTGAATTGATGTCGGGAGACTAGCCCAATCAGTTGCGTCCTGACCGTCTAATTGGCCGAATTGGGCCGCTGCCCGCTCCCGCTTATTAGGAATCTGGTTGCTTACTGGGACTGTCTTACTAGCTTCTGATGAAGACATGTTATATCCTTTTTAGTTGTTGGTGGCCTGGCAGCCTTTCAGCCGCCAGACCTGGGGGGGTATTAGATAGCGAAGTTCTTGAGAACCGCGATAGCCGCTGGGTGCTTAACCACGAGGGTACCCATTGCCTGCATGAAGGAGACCACTGAGCGCTGGTATCCGCCGGACACTGGCTTCAGGTGGAACTCTGACATCTGGTTGCCCATCGTAACTGGCTCAAAGTCAGTCATGTAGGACTCGATAACCTTCTGTCCGCTCTTAGCCTCTGGCATAGCATAGACCAACTTCTTCTGGACATACTCGGAAGTGATACACTCCAGGCTGTCATTCTGGTGCTGGTAAACGAATTTACGAGCGCCGCGAGTGGTGTCTTCGACGCTGTTAAAGCGGCGGTCCGTCTCACGCGACTCAATCAGACTATCAAGGGCCTCAGGTGCCATGACCAGCTGCTTCCAGCTGTATGCCGACTGACCAACGATGGTCTTAACATTCGACATAAGTTCCTGAATCTGGCTGACATCCAGTGGGTTACCAGCGGCGTCAATCTGTGAGCCTGCCGTTACGCCACTCATGGTGATACCGTGAACAACGCGACCGTCATTAGCTGCCAATGAGAAGAGTCCAGGGATGGCCTCAGTCACATTGCCATAGTCACCAGGGGCTGCCCGGTTAGGCTTCGTTGGCTGACCTGAACGATAGAAATAGTCACCAGCGGCCAGGTTAGTTGAGGCTGGCGAGATATTAGCGCCTGCGGCATCAATAGCCTGAAGGGTAACCTGGTCCAGCTTACGATTTCTGCCGACGACGCGGTAGAGGTTAAGTGCGCTGGCATTGTTACGGGCCGCGCCGCTTGCCTGGTTAGCTGACAGAACATCATTGAATTCAAAGAAGCCAACATGGCCCGGCTCAGTTGCCGCCGCGTTAAGGTTAATGGTAACGAGACCAGCAACCAGGGATACCTCAGTGAGGACCCGGCCAACAACGCCCGTACCGTCACCATAAAGGTCAGCGGCAAGGCGACGCTTGGAGGCTACCGTCTTGGACTCGATTTCCTTGGCGAGTGGCTCAGCGTACTTGGATGGCGACTTACGTGCGCGGTCCCAGACACTGTACTCAATCTCGATGGTGGATGCGAGTTCCTTATAGAGAGCACTACACTCTTGCGTAGTAATCTGCTGCGAGGATGGGAACTGGCCGGTAACACCAGGAGAGACGTACTGGATGGCAGACGGCCCAAGGGATGTCTGAATCAAGAAGTTAAGCTGGCGACCATCTGGGTCCGACACGCGAGCCCGTTTAATCATCTCCCAGTCACGGAAGTCGGTGGAAATTTGGTTACGAACGCCCTCAGAATATGCAATCTGAAGAAATTTGCCTAATTCAAAGGCTGTTACATTTGGAATACTCATGATAAATACCTACTAATAAAGATTAAAGTTTAATTTTTCCGGTCATAAAATCGGTGAGGGCGGAGACCAGATTACCGCTTCTCATATCAGATTTGAACTTCTCTGCATTGGGTGAGGTTTTGGGGCTGTATCCCCTCATTACCTTAGCTGCCGCTGCCTCTTGGGCCGCGACCTTCTTATTGGCAATTACCTTTTGAACCTTCTGCTCTGACTGCTTATTGATAATTTTCCTGAAGGCATTAGATACCTCCCGAAATTCTTTCTCAATTACAGCTGAGGTCAATTCAAAACTTTCTGGATATTGTTCAAGGCGCTTGATTGCCTGGTCCCATACGGCTTGGTCAAGTTGTGCCTCTACCACCGCATCACCCAGTTTCCCGGCGAAACGATGCTTGTCAAAGGCAGGATGTACCACTGACTCAAGGGCCTTCATACTGGAAATTTCTTCCCTCTCTTGAGCCTTCTTAAGGTTATCCTCAACTTGGCGTGACAGCTTCTCGCGCTCCTTGCGCTCGGTGCTCAGCCTTTCTTCCAGGTCCATTCGCTCTAGTTCAGATGGGGTAGCACTCTCGCGTGTCTTCACTCGCTGAAATTCAGCCTGGAGGTGCTTATCGTAGCCTCCTGGGCCTGCAAGTAAATCAATAAGGCCACGTACCCCACCGGAGGAGAATGCACTCTCAACGGCTTCCCAGCTCTGGGCCAGGTCGGTGTACTTTGGTTTTAACTCAGAGAGTTCAGAGGTGGCCTTGTCACGCTCTACTTGATACTTCCGCATTCCTGCGGCCATCTGGACATACTTCTTGAGCTTCTCGCGGTCTTTCCAATCGACGGTTACCTTCTTGCGTCCGCTATCATCTGTGATAATAATCTCTTCGATATCCTTAGAGGTTGCGGCCTCTACGGAGTCAGAAACATTATCCAGGGCGGATGGCAGGCTTACACCAGTCTCATCATTACCATCTGTTGCTCCCTCTAGTGCATCCTCTGCACTGGAGTCGCTGGCCGAAGTGGGCGCAGCACTTTTTGACCCACTGGACACTGTTCCATAGACAGCCTCTTCCACACTTCTGCCACCCTTAAGGGCATCAATTGCGGCTGATACTGGATTAGAAACAATGGGGTCTTTCAATACGGTCGTCATACTTGTCCTCGTTTGCCGTCCAAGAAAGGATAGGCGGTGGGATACCGTCAAACCACAGCGGTCAGATAGGTATTGTCATATAATGTATCTTAACATCATGGGAAAGTCAAGCCTGTTGCTTGGGGCCCATCTGCATTACGTCCAGGGGGGCTCCCGCTCCGGGGACGGCTGGGAGTGGACCGGCTGGGCCTCCTCCTGGCATTCCTCCTGGTACACCGGCTACGGCTGCGGCACCCGCGGCGGCCAGCTGCTCTCTTTCCTTGATATGCCTGTCTATAAGGGCATGCTGCTCAGGGAGTAGGTACTTATATTCAGTAGTCATTACATACTCATAGCAGTATTCCAGCATGTTCTTGTGGTCCTGGAGGTCCCGTGGTGGGATATAGATATCCTTGGCCAGCATCTCCTCAAAGAACTCCCTTTGACGGTCAGCGGCCAGCTGTGTCTTGTCGTATAAACCCTCAAGTTCATTGAGCTTTACCATTTGTAGGATAGTCCTTGTACTAATGCCAGCCTTCTCGAAGAGGGGCATCATATTAAGGACCTCGGTACGCCGGGTAGTTGGGTCAAGAGACAAGGATGCTCCGTACTCTACGGTAAGGTCGAATCCCCCATCAATATCCGCGCCCTTGATATCAATGGCCTCAAATGCCTTCTCTTTTCCGAGAACATGTATCACCCTACTCTCCTCCCAATACTTACGAATTAGGTTAAGGTAGAATCTGTATACACTCTCGGTCATCATTACGTACTTATTAAAGAGGCGGTGCCTAATTAGGTTGGCCTGATTAGTGGCGTACTGCATTAGGAACCCGGACTGCTCCCTGGACTGCTGCCCGAACATGGCCTCGTTAACGCCAGCCATATCATCAATCCCCTGTTTAGCCTGTTGAATAAGCTGAGGAAATGCGGCTGGCAGTGGCATTGGTTCCATGAAATGTGGGGGCTGATTGCCGGTAATCTTAATAATATCCCAGGGACTATTGGTGATAGCGCCGTCGGCAATCTCTGCGCCCTCGGGAAGTATCATTCTGGCGACCCCGTGAGAGTGGAGGTTATCCAGCATCACGTTAAACATCTTGTTATAGGTCTCTTGCAGGGAGGTCTCGTAGGATACTACGGCCTTTCCCCAGACAGCGCCTGGCATGTCGATATCAGTAAAGATGTGGTAGGGGAGGACGGCCTTGGATGGCATCGGCTTATCGGACATCTCTCCCATACCCTCAACGCCCCGATTCTTAGGGGAACTAAAGCGCATTGGGTTAGGGGCGACATCAGTGAGCAGCTCGGCATTCCTGGTCATGAAGCAGAAGCGGCCAATCATACCATTATATGGCAGGCCCTTCTCCCAGTATTGATAAATCTCTACCACATCGTAGCGTTTATCGTTAAAGTTTCTATTAGTGCCGTACTCAGTCCTACGAGTTTCCTCCGTAATCCTGTACTTATCCAGCGTGTCCTTATGCTCAGGGAACCTGTAAAGGGCCTCATCATAGGGCATAAAGATGCGCTCGAACATGTACTTTATTTCTTCTATACGGGTAGCGTCCGGGTCAATATAGATATCCCAGGGAGATGGTACCGTAAAATCAATATCACCCTCCATGGTCAGTTCTCCGGAGGCCTCATCAAAGTCTACGATGTCTCCCTTGTCCGGGTCCCATACCGTCCTTACTATACCCGTACCATAGATAAGGGTATTAAGGGATGCCTGGTCAAATAGTTCCTGCATCTGATACTTACGGATAGCGAATCGTATCAGCCGGTCAGCGGCGTCCGCCTTTCTGCGGTCAGATGGGTCATTGCTCGTAGGACGGGTGACTACCGTTGGTGGATTGGCGGATAGTTGGGAGTGAATTAGTCTAGTATTCTTAAAGGCGTAATTGACACCGACATTAGGATTACTGCTATCCACATCAGAGATACCTACCTGCATCTCGGACTCAAAGGATACGGATACGCCCGGACCTGATGGCTTTCCCCTGGTATTGAACAGGGTGGTCTCATTCTCCTGCCACTGACTCTCAAAGGTCTTACGGGAATCTATACAAAAGGACAATCTTTTATAAAGTTCTTGACTGGCCTGTTCAGGCGTCCAGATAATTATCCTAGCCATTAGTAGTCCTGCTCTTGTTCTTGTTCTTTGAAATTAATACCGTAATCACCGAATACTGCCGATAGTTTTTCCATCATTGCCGAGTGTTTCTCGGTATATGGATGCTGACAGGAGATATGGTGATAAACCTTTTGCAGAAACTCTACTGCCTGTTCTTTATTAACATCAGCCGCCATACACTCCAGTGCATATTCGATTTTATCATCTAATGACGGGGCTTTGCAATGAGTTTCTTCTACTGTTGGCGGGGCCTTTTGGCTGAGAATAGATATTTTTATTTTCATAGAGTCCTCCTTCCTCGTGTAGCAATAACTAAAAGCTGGGCTAGTTTCTTTTTCTCTATCTGTATTTTTTTCTTCTCGGCCCTGACCGCCAGTAGGAGGAGGGCAGTTACGGGAAGTGCCAGGTGTATGGCTACTAGAAATTCTACCATCTGGTTCTTCCCCTTGTGATTTTCCAGTATTTTCTATTATTAGAGGATAACTGCATTGCTAGTTTATTGTCTTTTTTGCGCTGCTCATTAGCCGTTCTTAGCTCTGCCTGCCAGGAGAGACCCGCGGTAATTCCCTCGTACTTCGGCATACAATCCACGAAATACTGTGCGCTATCAAGGAGATGGAAGGAGCTGCTATTAACAATCTTATTAGCGCCCGTCTCTGACCAGCGGCATGTCTCGAACTCGTCCACCAGGTCAGTACACCAGCTGGATATCCGGATACGGGGGCCAATTGCGGATTGCAGTCCCTTGATAAGCTCGGCCTTTCGGTCATTCTTACGGTAGGGTGTCATATAGGTGAGCCCCATTGAGGCGGCGGTAGCCGCGTACCAGGGGTTAGCTGAGTCGCAGATACGCCTGACTATATTAAGCCCGGCGGTTCTCTTCTGAACCTCCTTAACCAGGTCGGATGGTACGAAAATGCCCGTGATATAGTCTGCCCTGACGCAGTACCATATCCCGTCAGCGGGGTCTTCGGCCCAGATAGTGAATCCGAACTTACTCTTGGTGGCGGGGTCGCTTGATTCCACATGACGCCAGCCAGGTGAGTAACCTGGGGGGTCAGTTACCATGCTCTCTCTATTAAAGAAGTAGACCATGTCGTCACCAGTCAGCCAGTCGCCTGAAAGGACTGTGTTTTTGTAGGCATCTGAGTAGGTGGCAAGGGAGGAAAGAATCTTGAGCTTATCCTCATCGGTATAGATGGGATTATCGAACATCCTGAACTGATACTTCTTGGCGTTATGGCCGTCCGAGAGGTCGATAAGTCTTTGAATATCTCTATTTATTTGCTTGGGGGTAAAGGTGGATAAGAAGTACCCCTTATGGGCCTGGACCCTGCGATGGAGCTCCTCTAGTAGCTTGACACTGCCTGGCATCTCATCTAACCAGACGTAATGAGCCACGAAACCCTGGAGTTTTTCCTGGGCCTCTTTCTCATTATGGTGGGAGCCGTAGATTATTGTACTCCCAGTTGGCTTATATGTGAGTTTTTGGACAACACCGCCCTGGCGCTGAACATGGTAGGAGTCCGGCTCTAGGAAAGAGATAATCTTACGGTGTAAGACCTCCTCTACCTGCTTAGTTACCCTACCGACTACCAGAATTTGGAGTGGGGCATCTCCCCAGTCCTTAGGACGTTTCCATTTTGGGTGAGTTTCAGTGAGAACCCAGGCTACCTCACGGGCAGCTAACTGGGATTTGCCAGACTGATTACCGGCGGTTACATATCTGTGAGAAATAATTCCGATGTCATCGAGAACGGCCTGTTGGGCGTCATTGGGCCTACTCCCCTTGCGAGCAGCATCAAAACACTCCTGCATTTCTAGCCGTTGCAGTCGTTTAACTGCGGCGGCCAGCTGCCGTGGGTCCTGCATCTTAGTCTTCCTGAATGACCCAGGCCGCGTCGATAGTGACGGCACTACCCGCGCCTGTGGTCACCACTAATTCTCCGATAGAGAGCAGTGGGAGGTAGGTTTGGTCAGCCGCTATGCTTACATTCAATTTAATATAGACTATTCCGTTAGCGGTAATGGCCACGGTCTTGCTATCCACGGCCACCTGTGGGCCTATCCTGGTCCTGAGCTTGGCGGTGATACCCGCTCCTGCTGTCACCGCACTGGCGCTGATGGCGAGGACCATACTGGTACTGCCCCCGGCTGTGATGGTGAATGTGCTACTGATAGGGGTATTGGTGGCGGATGCTCCCACTACGGGGGCATTGGGGAGGGAGATTAGGCGGGGAATCCATGCGTTCATTGGGATGAAATCCTAGAAGGTTAGTGGCAGGGGTATTATAACAGGGATATTACGGAAATGGAAGGGAGTTTGTAAAAAGAGGGGGGCAGCCTTTCGACCACCCCCCCAATAGATTAGGTTACATCAATATCCATACCAGAAACTGTAGGGAAATCAGCGCGTTGTATAACAACTCCCTGTCCGCCTATCTTGATGATAATCATCTTTGACAGAAGGTAAGAGGCTGGTCCTGTAATCCTGGCTAGGAATCTGCCGGGCGCAGCCACTCCTACTGCGAACTTGAAGCTGACTACTACCTTCTTCTTTCCTGGAGAGGTATATACTGCCAACACCCGTTTCCATTGAACGAGTGGGACGGCGGATACTGATACCAGGGCAGGCGTGCTGAGGGCCATATCCAGAAGCTGATTGCGTGCCACAGATGTCTGAGACACTACCGCTGGTACAACCTTGAAGTAGGAGAACAGCTGTCCTGGACCTACTAAGAAGTTTCCTGCCACGTCCTGTGCCGTCGTAACAGTTACCTGCACCAGTCCAGGGGCCGTAGGAGTAATCACTGCGGAGTAACTACTGCCTGAGCCACTGAAAGAGGATACCGAGCAATTGGTCAGAGACAGGGTACTCGCTGAGAATCCGGTTACAGACTCAGAGAAAGTAAAGGACATGTTAACTGAGGCGGCCCCAGAATTAGCGGAGTAGGCTACATCCGGAGAGGTAACCGACACCGTAGGAGATACCGTATCGTAGGTAAAGCTGTAGGTATTACTTACAAGATTACCATTGCCTGCGGAATCGTCCGCCGAATCCGCTGGAAGGGTGACTGATACAGCGCCCTGTCCAGAGGGTACAACGGTAAAGGAATAGCTACTGCCTGAGCCACTGATACTTGCAACCGTACAATTACTAAGAGACAGGGCACCCACCACCAGGCCAGTCACATTCTCTGAGAAGGTAACTGACATGAGAACCTCTGAGCTATTCGTACTGCCAGCGTTAGCTACAGTAGAGGAGGTCAGTGTTGCGGTTGGAGAAATGCTGTCACTAGAAATCAGGGCCGTCTCTTCAGCTGTTGCCGTAGAAATTGCCCAACTGAATCCGGCGGCACTGCCCTTGTAAGAAGTAGAGCCACTGGAGGTCAGGAACAAATTACTGCCGACCACAAAGGCCCTACCCTGTGTACCAGTCGTACCGAATCCTGTACTTGTCAGGAATGCGGCATCTTTAGTAAAAGTGGTAAGGTTGGTGCTTTTCAGTACGCCCGTAGATGTTGCAGCCGTTGCTGTATTATACTGAGTACCCACGTATAGAGAACTGTTATATTCAGCTATATTAATTACACCGCCAGTTACTGATACTGACGAGGTGAATCCTGTATCCCTAGTTCCTTGGGCATTTAGTTTTACAATCTGACCGGAGGTACTTACTCCTTTATAGTTTGCAAAAAGTCCTGTTGCGTAAAGACTACCATTTGACCCCACAACCACGCCCAAGACTGTATTATCAAATCCCGTTCCTCCTACCCAGTCAGCGGCAATTACTGCGTTAGATTTATTAATCTTAGTTATTCTGGGCTGAGATACGTTATTATGAAATGAAAAGTTTCCTCCCAGATATAAATAATTAACATCCTGAGCCATTGCTCCTATAGAGATACCACCGGTAGAATTTCCGCCAAGGTTGGGTGATGGCACAAACGTAGCATCAATACTGCCTGCACCGGAATTTCCAGTGACATCAATCTTGACTACCCTTGGTCTATTGACAGTGCCTTGGACACTTGTTGCTGTGGCCAGGTTGGTCGAGTCACTTACTCCGACGTAAACATAATTTCCGTCTGAGATAAGGGCTAAAACCGTACTACTTACAGTTACAAAGGACTGTACTGTATTGTTATTTACCAAGAATTTCCTGAGAAAGTTACTACCACTTTGATTGGTTCCGCCCATGATAACAAATGTTTTATCCGGAGAAAGAACGAGTGCCCTGACTGCGTTTCCAGCCACAGGTTTCCAGCTGGTATCAGCCGCCCCTGTGACTAGATTAAATTTAGCCAGACCGGTGTATCCTGAAACTCCGTTGACTGTTGTGAATGTTCCGCCAGCATATACCGTATCGCCGTCCTGGGCAAAGGCATAGACTGTTCCGTTAAATAATGGCATTGTCGCCATAAAATTCCTTTCGTAAAAAAGGGGGCCGACCTTTCGGCTGGCCCCCCCGAGGTTTCCTGGGTATTACCCTAGAATTACTTCATGTACTTGACTTGAACCTGGTCGCCTTCAGTGATTTCACTCACGCCACCAGAGGCCAGCTGACCCATGAAGGTAATGCGAGTAACTTCTCCGTTGAAAACAGATACTTCGTAGTCGATGCCTTCAACTGCATAGAGAGGGCCAACGAACATGTGAACGCTGTGCTCCATAGCCTGCATTGACAAATCAATGTATCCCTGCGATGCCTGCTCAGCCGAAATTTCCATCGTCTCTTTGCGTGGGAGCACTGCTTCCAGAACGTCAAGACGGCCAGAGAGCATGCTCTCAGCGCCTTCAGCACGAGAAACTTCAGAGGACAAGAGACCCTCAATACGAGATTCTTCATCCATAGCGCGGGTTTGTTCGTCTAGTACGTCGCCAGCAAGAGCCTCTTCGGCTGCCATAGCACGGCTCTGCTCGATGGAGATATCACCTGACAGTAGGGCTTCAGCTAACGTGGCACGAGAGGTTTCGGAGGTGACAAGGCCTTCGATGCGAGACTCTTCACCCTGAGCACGGTTTTGCTCTACAGATACAGCAGCCTCACGAGCCGACTGCTCAGCACTTACTGCCGCCTCACGGTCCGAGATTTCCTGCTCAAGCTGAGACTGAAGACCTGCTTCTACATCAGTTGCGCGGGTAACTTCTTCTTCGAGCGATAACTGAATAGCGGCTTCAGAGTTAGTTGCGCGAGTAACCTCAGCAGCAAGTTCCACAGCCATGGAATTGCTAATACCCTGAGCAAAGTCCATTGCTGCCTGGCTAGCAGAAGAAACAGCGGCTTCGCGGTCCGAGACTTCCTGAGTAAGGAGGCCTTCGATACGTGATTCTTCACCCTGAGCGCGGCTCTCTTCAGCAGAGACAGCAGCCTGGCGGTCAGAGACTTCCTGGCTAAGAGCAGAGTTATTGCTCAGAACGTAGGAGGCGAATGCAGTATCGTTAGTTGTATCAACACTGTTGATAAGCTGGACAATCTCAGCGAAAGAATCTTTATCAGCATCAGATGCCAAAAGGATTGCATCAACGCGACCCTTTTCCGTATTGATAGCTGATTGGAGACCCGACTCAGCCGACTCGGCGCGGTTCTTCTCCGTAAGGACCTCAGCAGATGCGAATTCCTTGGCATCTTTTTCGGCCTTAGCAACAGAGCCTTCTACCGTGTCTTCGCCTTCAACAATATCCAGACGCGAAGAAAGAGCAGAGGTTTCCGCATCGCGGAGTTCTTCTTCTTCCAGAATTTGAGCATCGGTGTAATCTTTAGCTTCCTGCAAAGCAGAAGATACTGCCGACTGACGAGCTGATTGCTCCGAAGAGACAGCCGATTGGCGGTCAGAAATTTCCTGGTCCAACTTGTCTTCGATACGCTCCTCTTCGCCCATGGCGCGAGCCACTTCAGCCGAGTGAGCGGCCTCGTTATTAACGAAGCGTGTGTCGATAGCAGCCTCTTGGCCCTGAGCACGAGAGGTTTCAGCAGAGATAGCACTTGACAGAACGCCTTCGGCAGCTAGGGCACGGGCAACCTCAGTGGTAACGAGACCCTCAATACGGGCCTCTTCACCTTCGGCGCGAGACTCTTCAGCAGAGACGGCGGCTTCGCGAGCGGACTGCTCAGCACTAATAGCAGACTGGCGAGCAGACTGCTCAGAACTAATGGCCGACTGACGGTCACTAATCTCTTGGTCTACCTTGCCCTCAATGCGGGCCTCTTCCGACATAGCGCGACCTTCTTCGTCAGCCATATCAGAAGCAAGGGAACTCTCAACGCCCATAGCGCGTGAACGCTCGGTGGAAACTTCGGTGTCCGTGTAGTCTTTGGCTTCCTGGAGGTTATTGGCTACGGTTGTTGCCAGCGCAGCGCCGACACTTTCGTCTGCTTCAATCGCATCAGCGATTTCCTTGAGGGTATCCAGCATGCCTGGTGCGCCGTTGATAAGCGACGTAATGGCAGAATCTGTGTAATCCTTAGAATCCTTCAAACTCTTGGCGACTGAGCCTGGGACGCTGTCAGCGCCTTCGATGGTCGAGAGACGGCTGGAGAGTGCACTCTCGGCAGCTTCGGCACGGGTCTCTTCAGCAGAGACTTCCCGGTCCACGAACTGCTTGTTGACCAGCTGGTCCGCGTCAACTGCATATCCACCGATGGTTGGTGCAGCCAGGAACTCAAACTTGTTGCCACCAGAAAACTTGAACAGGTCCTGCTCAAATTCTCCGTTGTCAATCAATGCCTTGATTGGTTGGTTGTTAAGCAGCAGAATCTTGCTGCCGTCTACTGCCCGGTCGGCAATAAACTTCTTTTTAATTTGACTCATACTATTATTTTCCCCTTAAAAGAAATACTCTACTACTAGGACATCCCCAATTTCCAGAAGTCCGTCTAGTCCTAGGTTGGCCCAGACAAGCTCACTGTCATTTTGGATAATAAAGTCTTTGTAGAAGATTTGGTTAGGACCCCCCTCTGGGGCCACTCTAATCTTTTCCCACGAAATGGGTGGCTTTGTCAACACTATTCTTTTGTCGTTTAGATGTTCTTGACGAATTGTAATAACGTCTACTTTTGTCATATCTCCGTATCCTACAAATTCGGCCAGTCTGTCTATCGCATCCTGGACATTAGAGGCATCTACCTGACCAGATTCCCGGTCGTAGTTAAGATTTTCCCCGATAAATCCCGGTACTCCCGGTATGAATGTTGCCACTTATCCCCCTGCTTCAATAATTCTCACATCAATTGACACGGTTCCGGACACTGCCCAGAGCACGGCCCCTGGTGCTATATCCAGGGCCAGGGCCTCTCCTCTAGCGATTGGGTAGCCAACTCCTGAGGAGGCCTGCGCCGCGCTGAATCCTAGGTACAGGGTGCTTCCATTGGGTCCATTATGCCGGATAATGACACCCTTGCGGTCCGTAAGTCCAGCCGGTAATAGAATTATAGGTGTACTATTTACATTTACCTGACTTGCCTTAGCGGTGTTCGCGGATTGGATGTTAGCAGACATCTGTCCATTTGACAAGCCCTTAGCCCTAAGCTCAAAACTGCAAGCCCCAGTAAATACTGCCCTAGCCTGTATAACACCCATTGCGGTGGCGGCTTTTTTAAGGTCAAGTTGGGTTGATGGGGAGGTAATGTTAGAGTAGGTAATTACTTCTTTTTCCTTACCCTCTTCTGTAATTGTACTGAGAGTAACGGTAAGAGAGCCAGAAATACTAGAGACAAACAGAGAAGTTTGGAAAGTATCAGAATCAAGTGTAAAGACTCGGGAGAGTGAACCAGCTCCACTTGTGGACTCCTTCATTATGAGTATAACTTTTCCGGCCTCTAATGGTGTCATTTGGACCCGGTGATAGCTATGCCACTCTTTTCCAAGAAGGCCTCAAGTTCAGCCTGACTCATTTTGCCAATGGCCTCATCCTTGTATTTTACAGGAGCATCCTTGGGAGTTTTATTGGAGAGTTCGGCCAGCAGCTTTATCATGGCCACGCGGGCCCCCTGCACCTTTATATCGGTGGATAGGAGAATTTCCTCGGCGGCGTCCAGGGCCAGGCTGAATAGGTATTCCAGGCGTTGCCGGTACTCATTCTGGTCCAAGAACCATTCCCGGAATCCGGGCTTTCCCCACCAGTCCTTAAGCTGACTGCTGCCGGTAAGTTGCTGGGCCTCTGCCAGGGTGATAGCAGATATCTCAATTATTGGGTTATCTGCGAGGCGGACAACCAGCCTAGCCTTTACCTGCCTTTGGCTGGGGGTAGGGATGAAGATAAGCTCATGGGCCGCCACTGATATGATATTAGTGGGAGTGGTTCCATTGCCCCCATCGTTATTGCTACTTTTTCGCACAAATGTCCTTATTCGGGGGAGGGACTCCCCGCTGGCACAAGGCCAGCAGGAAGCCGCAGGTCCACAACGGCAACTCCACGGGACATCGCTACGGAGGAGAAATAGCGATTGGTGAGGAGCCAGTCAAGCTGGTCCCGTAGTCGGGAGGAGGAAACACGGAGATGCCTTGATAATGGACCCAGATTAAGAGTTACAGAGAGTCCGCTGCGAATGACGAAATGATGCTCGCCGTAAAGCATTAGAATAAGTAGCTTATACGGGATTAATCTATTTCTTAAAGGCTTAGCGGGCATGCTATATTCCAATGAGAGCACTGGTAATATATTAGGCAATTACCAAGATGATGTCAATAGATTTCTCTTGACAGGGAATCTGGGTAGGGTAGAATTGACTGTACACACACAACAGGTATCTTTTCTTTTTCTCTTTTTCTTTAAGATGATAGAGCTAAGGTCCTCTTGTATCCCTTCCAGCCATCCCTAGTATCCAGCCAGCCTACAGTCAAATAGTCCTTATTCCAAATACTTACATAGGCCCCACATGGGGAGTAGCAAAAGTACATCAATGAGTATGGCTAATGGTATCTTCATGTTGGGAGCATATTCCAATATCATCACCCATACCTGATAGTGACATATTCCATCCTTTCAGTAACTTACGTCAGAAAACCTGACAAATGGGCCCCCTCACACGGCAGTTTTGCCACTTTCATATCTCGCTAATAATACTACCATTTCAGGTAATGTCCTCCACGGATATCCGCCAGTAATCCGCCAGAATATCACAGCTAAGCGACCGACTTTACAGGTATTTATCCCCCAGTGTGGAGAAGGAGATTCCATTAGCGGCGGCTTGCTAACCCACTTGGCAGGTCTAGCCAAGCGTCTAGGCGTGTGGACTCATATGACAGGGGGGACTTTACAAGGGTCCTAGGATTTATTTTTACCCCGGACTAAAGTTTTTACCGGACTGACCGTAAAGATAGGAGTGAGAAAACAACGGCACGTAACAAGAGGTGAAAAAATGACACTGTTTATCGGCGTAACAGCAATGTTTACATTCGTAATACTGGCACTAATCATTCAGGAGGTTTTATGAAAACCATAGCAACGGGTTATTTGGACGGCAAAAAGGTTAATATCGTACGGATATCTCACGTAAAAATGAGGACGGTGGGCGCTACTGGGAATGACTACTATGCCTCAATCGAGCTTGATGACGGGACCGTGGACCTTCTCGCGTATGTTGACCGGCTGCAATTCATTATAGGCCCTATCGACTAACAGGAGTATGAGATGGAATCCGTGATGATACTTGTAATCGCCATGCCACTGGCCATGGTACTAGGACTGGTAACGGTTGGCGGGGTGTCGGCGGCCCTGCGGGAACGGGCAGAATTGAGATACATTGAGCGTATGGAGCGTGAGCTTAGTCCGTTTATACATATGGACGATGTCATGGTGGCAGAAAAAATTGAACATACACCCACTATTAAAAGGAATGTAGCATGAAAAATTCACGTGTATACCCCATAGGCATGGGACGGGCATTGCGGGACTCGTATCTGCGGACTAACCTATCACAACGCATTGAGGGCATTTATTGGTATCCTAAGGTCCACAACATGACACTGAAACTGGCCAAAAAATACAATCGGCCATTGTTTCAGGTGGCTGGAATCATCGCGGCCTTGAGTCCTAGGAATAAGTTCGGGCGTAATATGGTGGATGCGGAGTCCATTCTGCGTGACGGTCGGGCGGCGGTGGTAGCAACATTCGGTGCAAATAAGCGTAAGGCACTGTGTATCCTTGAGGCGTTGGATTACGATGAGGTCCTAGATATCCTAAACGGTAACAAGGTAAAGGCATTTTACAGTAATATCTATCACGCCGGTCACGATAAGGAGGTAACCATCGACGTGTGGATGATGAGACTGATGGGTATCGAGGGTGCGATGTCAGACCAGAAGTATCAGGATATCGCGTTCGCGGTCAGAACCATTGCACAGCAACTGCGCCTATCGCCTAAGGCATTACAGGCGGTGACATGGATTGAGGCACGCGGTGCAGCCTTCTAACCTACGGGCGGCGGTTGAAATAGTGTAATGATTACAGATGTTTATACGATTGTACTAAAGTTTTAGGCCGTGGTGGCCGATAAGCTGGATAACAATAACGGGGGCTTTATGATTAATTTTACGGGGCAGGTTGGCACTAAGAGTATCAATAATTTTTTGGCATTTAACGATGAGATGAACATGCGGGGTAAGATGTCAACGGGTCCGCGCTATCGGCGGATTGATACGGGCACGGTGCTGGAGTCTGTGGCACGGGTGGCTGAAAAGATGGGACACCGTATCGAATCGGTCACGGCGCGGGCATCTGGACGCACTAGCACTAAGCACGTGGTACGGGTCAGATTCTCTGAGCTGCGCGGAACGGGTGATGACAGGTATTTCCCGGAGCTCGTACTGTTCAACTCCTATGATGGCGAGCAATCACTCAAGTTGAGCACGGGACTTTTTAGGCTGATTTGTAGCAATGGCCTAACCATCGGTGAGGGTATCACGGAACACGATAGGGTACGCCACGTGCAGGGACCCATGACTGAGGACTTCATCAAGAGGATGGACTACCAGATTGCCGCGTGTATCAGTGCCCTTGAGAATATCAGCGGGACCGTGCAGCGCCTGCAGAATACGCCGCTTACCATGGTGGCTGAGCTCAAGGTGGTCAATGGGCTGGGACTCTCTAAGCGCATGCAGAAGGCCCTGTCAGGTGTACGGGCGGGCCGGTACGGGCGGGACACCGCACCAAATATGTGGGCATTCTACAACGCGGTCAATGAGGTCCTGCGGCGCGGCGGGCGTGGCGGACTGGCCAATGAGGTCCGTAATGATGGACTCCTACAGACGATTGAGCAACTGGCGGCCTAGTATTATCCATGCGGCGGAGCCGGGTCGATGTCAGTAGTGAATCGACCGGTCTCCACCACCACTAGGAGGAACCCCGTGAGTGATGAATTCGATTGGCAGCTGGCAATTGAAACGCCTAAGCAATTAGGTGTATGGCCGACAAGGAAACCGCGTGAGTTTATTGAGGTAGTAACACAGGAACTGGAGGATGCGAATGGATGCGATTGGGATTCTATCAGGCGTGCCTGCCCTTACTGTCACGGCAGTAACGCTAGCCCTTGGGACCATTATGTTTATCATAGCGGTCGGCCTGCTACGGCAAAGGATTAATGGCGGCGCGGCGGCGGAGGCGGGGGGGTCAAAGGCCCCGCGGCTGCGGCTGGTCGACCAGAAAAAAAGTACTCAAGTTGTGGTCAAATAATGCCGATAAGGCGGCAGGAGGTATGATGTCAAGGCTTTTTTCTAGTAGCGGTGAGGCGGCGCAGACGGCGCACGAGAGGTGGCAGGCGCGTATCAGGGCCCATAGGCTCAAGTTATCCCTGCTGAAGATTAATCAGTTGATACAAGAGATGCGTGATTGTTACGGTTCAGAACACAACAAGAAGGAGGAGAATGTATGAGTACGGAACGTGCAATTATCAGGGTCTTGGGTGAGGCGGCGGTCACTGGCCAGTTCATTGGGATAGACTTTATCAAGGGCGATGGCAGCCTTCGCTCGATGGTCTGTAAGGTGGGTCCGGATGCGCTGGACAGGCTGGGCCGGGATATCATCACGGTCTTCGATGTCCGTGCCAAGGGATACCGTAGCTTTAATATTAATAGCGTGGTCTATCTCACGCACAACGACACTAACACTTTCGGATTCTAGGAGGGGGCGGCGATGAGTACCAATAAGTACCGGGTAGTACCGATGACGATTGAGGAGCAGGGCGGGGATGGTCTGGCCGTCACACAGGTGAGGCACGCCGACATCGACGAGGATGCCGTGGAATTCTGGGCGGTGCAACAGCGTGAGGACGGGCGGTGGTACACCGTGGATGACTTCC